ACGGACAGCCTTCTGCGACGCAGCATGGGCTGCACGATGACCCGAGCATTGCCATGCGATGCTCCTAGCACTGGGCCGCGATGAGATACCAAGCGGTGCCATCCTTGGCGACGGCGCAGTTGCGAGAGGACGCGGCGGCAGCGATGTTCGCAAATAAGTTCACCGCCTGCACCGTGTTCGGCGTCGCCGTGACCCCGCGAAAGGTCACTGTCTTCGTGCCGTTGATCGACCACGAGCCGGTGAACGTCGCCACGCGAAATGTCTTGCCAGAAGGGCCGGTGACGCGGTTGCCAAACGTCAGCCCCGCCTGGTCGCGGTCGCCCGCCTCGACGGTTCGCACCACCTTGGCGATCCGCTCCGCAGCGGGCCGCGTGAATGTCACGCGCTCAGTCTTCGCCGGTTTGCCGTCTGGCTTCTGGGCCATGCTCGCCCTCAGCCTTCTACGATGTTCAGCAGCAGCCGAGAGCCCGCCACGGCAGCCTTGGCGGCATAGTCGCCAGCCGCCATCCGAAAGATCGCAGCCTCGCCGCCCCGCAGGCGAACCGTCTCGTGAAGGTTCGTGCCGTCGAACCGGCCAAATGACACGGTGTGCGTTGTCTCGGTGGCGAGTGACCTGGCAAAGCACAGCCCGAGGCTTCCCATGGTCGCCGTGCTGATCTGCGTGACGCTCGTGCTGAGGTTCAGCGTGACGGCCAAGAGTCCAGCGGTTGCAATGTCGGCAGTCACGCCGCTGGCGGCAAACTGCTGCGACAGAGCACCCTTCTGCACTTGGGCGTTAATGGTGTAGTTCACGTCTGGCATTTAAAGCTCCTTAGAACGGCGGCGCGCCGAAGTATTGGGAAAAGCTGACGGCTGGGTATGGGCGGCGCTCAAGCTGGTCAGGGCGACCATCGCCGCCCGGGTACTTCAAGGCACCGCTTTCGGTCAGGGGCTGCGGCGTCGTCGCGTCCACCTTTTCGCTATTGCCGGGCTCGGCCTGATAGACCCACGCTCGCCGCTTCTGGCTGCCTTCGATGTAGTGGAATCCGACGTGCGGAATCTTTTCGATGTAGCCGCCACGCCGGTACGTCAGCTGCACGCTGATTTGCCAATACCTCACCTCTTCCCCGTTGACGACCTCGACGGCCTGCTGCCCGCTGATGCCATTGCACATCCAAGAGTACGCCGCACCACCCAGGTACGGCGCGGAGTTGATGGCGTTCGTGACCTCCGCAGCGGTGGCAAGCGGAAACGCAGCCCGGTTGCCGCTGATCGTCGCCTGCACCTCGGGGGCCATTACCGTCATGCCCTCGATGTAATCGTTGGCCGCGTTGACTAGCGGGCGCACGTCACTGTTGCCGGTGCCGTGGTAGTAATAAAGAAAAGGAGCCTGCGCGCCACTCGTTGAGAAAGACCACACATCGGGCCGCGCCAGCGGGCTTGTCTGGTACTCGGTTTTCGGCGTCTCGTAACTGTACGTCACCTCCGCGTGGAAGCGGTCGGTTTCGTTCACCTGCCCGTTGTGGCAGAGCAGGTAGGAATACTCTGGGTGGGCAGACCCGTGAAAGATTCCGACTGCGTTGAGGATGGCCTGCGTGTTCGTCGGGCCGTCGAGCGTAAGGGCGTACTTGATCTCGGCCGTTGGGCTTTCGCCAAACTTGTGCGAGAAAGTGCGCGGCAGGATTTCGCGGTATGAGACGACGGCCATGCTAGTTCAAGATCTCCACGGTGCCGACCTGCCCGTTGCGGTTGATCTGCTCCAGCAGTGAAACCTGCTTCTGCTCGGCCTCGTTCGGCCCGGCGGTTGTTCCGGCCTGGTCCATGCGCTGCCGAAGCGAGTCCGATGCCGTGTCCACTGCCGCGTTAAAATTCGCCTGAAACCGATTCAGCACGCTGTTTGACGCATCGGACGCCACCTGCGCCTCAAGCTGGGCAATCCGCTCGGCACGCTTCCTGTTTTCCTCCTCGATGGCGGCGGCGTTGGCCACGGGCATGCCGAAGCCGTCTCTGGTTGCGCCAGCGCCCTGCATGGCCGCCTGCGCATCCGCCCGCAGTTTGTCCAGTTCCTTCTCTGTCTCGCTGCGAATGTCTAGCCCAAGGATCGGCGCGAACTTCTTGATGAAGGCTTCAATGAACTGCGCCAACTGAAAGAACGCATTGCCAGCCAATTTGATGAAATCAAGCAATCCGCTAGCGACCTGCTGGGCGATCTGTTGCGGCCCGGCCTGCTTAATCACGCCAAGAAGCTCTTGGGCGATCGTGCTAATCGGCCCCGCAAGCTCGCCGAGGATCGAGCCAGCCAGGCCCTTCACCGTTGCCCACACGGCTGCAAACGAATCATTCATGTTGTCGATGGCCTTTACGGCGTCTTCGCTGACAACCTGGCCAAGCGAAACGGCCTGCTCTCGCATTTGCGTCAGCGCCCCAGGGCCGAGCGTGAACAACTCGCCGAGTTCGATGCCGCCCTTTCCGAAGAACTTCACGGCCGTGGCGGCCCGCTCGGCTGGATCAGCGATCCGAGAGATTGCATCAACCACCTGCTCGAATTGCTTCTCTGGCGATTGGGCCTTCAGTTCCTCAAAGACAATCCCAAGCTCCTCAAACTTCTTCTGCGCCTTCTCGTCCAGCGACGCTTGGCCGATGGCTACGGTCAGCTTTTGCATCTGCTTGGCAAAAGACTCGACGCTCACGCCGGTGTCGGCGGCGGCCCTGGCGTATGCCTGCAACGCCTCAACGCCAACGCCGGTGCGATTGGCCACGTCGTTCAGGGCATCCAGTTCTTCGCCCACACTCAAGGCGAACTGCGTGACGCCCGTGACCGCGCCAGCCACCGCGCCGCTTAGGCTCAAGAAGGCGCTTGTGGCGGCCTGGATTCCGCCGAGGGCCAGCTTGCCAATCTCAATGTTCTTGAGCGTCCCGAGGTCAGCCGACGCCTTCTTGCCAGCCTCGCCCATTGAGTCGAGCTTGGCGTTCACGTCGGCCACAGCCTGAGCCAGCTGGGCCGTGTTCGCGCTGATCTGCATCGCCAAGCCGAGTGCCGTACTCATCTCATTTTCCGTCCAAGTCTTGTTTCATCTGCGCGAGCACGTCGAGCATCTGCGTTTTGTGCTGCGGCGGGCTGTCTGTGGGAATGAAGTCTGCTGGCTTCGGTATGTGGCCTCGCCTGGAGTGAGGAGCAAGCACCGCACTAGCAAGCACGCCGGTCTGAGCCCATGAGTTGTCGAGCGGCTGGAAGTAGCGAGCAAACGCCAGCCACTCGCTCAACTCCCTGCTGTCCATTCGCTGCTCAAGTTCGCCGACCGTCATTCCAAGATGACCGGCCAGCATGAACAAGAACCGCCGCGATGGTCTCGCGCTAAAGCTCCCCGGCTAGTTCAACTACGTCCGCCTCCGTGAGTTTGTTGTGGCGCTGTGCCACATCGAACAGTTCGCCCATCACCGCCCCGTCCAGGGTTGCCACTTCGTCGAGTTCGTTGTCTTGGAAGATCCGCACGCCATGCTCGTCGCAGAGCGTGCGAGCCAGATAGAAGGCACGGAAATTGTGGAACTTCGCTACGCCCTTGCTGCGAATGTCGAGCCACGCCAGCTCCCAATCGTCGCGTTCGCCGACGCTGAGAACCCGCACATACACATCGAGGTTCCATTCCTTGACGTGAACCTTCAGCGGCTTGCGGACGCTGGCGGCCTTGATCTGCTCTTTTAGTCCCATTGGTCAGTTGTCCAAAAGTTTGAACGTGACGGTGAACCGGGTCACGCCGTTCACCTCATTCGCCACACTCACTGACTCCCATACTGCGGGGTTTGTCAAGGCTTGGCCGCCGCCGGATATGGAAAGGTTCGCGCGGACGCCGTAGTTCGACGTTCCCGTGTTGGCACCGCCCAAGCACTCGACGCTGCACGTCCCGGCCTCGTCGGTCCAGGCGACGCTTCGCCCCTTTGACGGGCCGCCGCCATAGGTCCACGAAAGGCCGGTGACTTCCTGAAACGTGACGCCGTTCCACGTCACCGATACGCCGCTGCTGTAGCTCGCCACGGGGGCCTCCCTCTGTGGCTACGGCACCTGGAAGGAAGCGCTGCCTCGAACCGCGTCATTCACGGTGAGCGTCACGCTCGACGACTTGCAGGTGGCGGTCACGCTCAACGTGATCCCGCCCGAGATCGTGAGCGTACCGCTTAGTCCTTGGCCAATCGGGGCACCACTCGCCGCCAGATACTCGATGCTGACTTCCTTGCCGGTGTCGCCAGCCGAGCCCTTGAGCGGGCGGCTCATTGTCAGCACGGTGCTGCCGTTCGTCTGGCCGAGGTGCGAAACGTCGATCTGATCGGACGACGCTTGATCACTGATGCTGTAGGTGATGCTCGTGACGGTGTATGTCGTCCCGGCGAAGGTCAACGTGGTGCCAGACGAATCGTGCGGCGTGTACGGCATTTTTTAACCCTCGCTCCACCAGCAGTCGTAGCGCTGTGTTACCTGATAGACCGGCGGGAGATCCGCTCCAGCCAGCTGCACAAAGTCATCGGATTCGTCCTCCAACGACGTTTGTTTCACCTCCGTATTGTCCGCAGTACCCCCGTAGCCATCCAGAACGCGACGCATGGCGTCGGCAACCTGGCGGGCCTCCTCGTAGGTCACGCCGTAAATGCTGTACTCAACGCTGACGCGGGGCATACCCATCGGCCCGCCAAGCGTCTGCTCGCGGTCGATGCCGGATCGCCGCCATGTGACGAACGGCAGGGCAGCGGATGCCGGGGCAAGCACTGGATAAATCCGCGTGCCAAGCAGGGACGAGACAGCGGCGTTTCCGACAAGAGCGGTACGCAGGACGGCTTCGGGGGATTTCAGCGACATGGCTAAAAGGGCGTTGGCCCAACGTCCGAATTGTTTCGTTTGACGGGGAAGTTTGCGGCAAGGTCTTTTTGGGCCTTGAGCAGTGCGTTTGTCATCTCAATTGCCAACTGCCCGCGCATCGTGCCAAGCGATTCTTGGTAAGCCGTCTTTACCGGCGGCCTGCCCTTCTTTCCACCAATTGGCATTTCTGGAATCCGCAGAAGCTGGCCTCGGGGTGCCTTCTTGAAAAACGCCTTGGGGTACTTTGGCGACGTGTTGACTCTGACAACACCAGCGAACTTGCCACGCTTTGCCACGCGGCCAATCTTGAAAGGGCCGATTGTCTTGAAGCTGGACGCAATCGAAGCGCCGCCACGCCGCGACGAGGTTTTGACTATGCGCTCTTTCGTCCCGAACTCCACGAAGCCAGCGTGAAAGGCGCGGTCCTTGCCCTTTTTCACTGAGCCACCGCGAGCCGACTTTGCCTTTCCGCTGCCTGCCGCCGTAAATCCAACGAGGCCCACGGCGTTTCCGCTTACGTATGTTTTGACCTTGCTGGTGACCGCTCGCGCCAGGTTGCCCGTTGGTCCTTTGCTGACGTTGCCACGAAGAGCCGTCAGCCCTGGCTTCAGGCTGCGGCGAATGGCTGCGCCCATGTGCTTGCGGGCAAGGCTTGGCCTGAGTTGGCGAAAAGCGTTTTGGAGCGCGCGGAGTTCTGGAAACTCCACCTTCACGTCGATCCCGCCCGCCATCACGTCACCTCTTCGCAGATTGCGACGTGTTCGGTTCGGTTGTCGTACTCAAGCAGGCTCACGATGTTCAGCGTGCGGGAACGCCACGCGAAGCGATCCCGCTGCGTCAGCCCAGGCAAGTAGCGGAGCCGCACCTTATGCGTGATCGTCGTATCTTGCTGACCTGCCGCCAGGGCCTCGCGGGCGCTCACGCCTTCGACGCTCGCCCACACGGCCGAGGAATTGCTCCACGCCAGCACCGTCTCGCCCAGGGCATTGGTCGTGCCGCTGGCAATCTGGACGGTGACGCGCTCGCGGAGCTTGCCGGGCTCGATCATCGGTAGGTGCCCCACTTCATGGAATCAAGCAGGCTGCTCACGCCGAAGGGCACGTCCTGCGGGACTGCCCCGGTGGAGACGGTCGCACCACGGGTTTCGTACCAGTGGCTCACGAGCATCAGGATGGCGTGGCGGATCGCGGCGGGCACGTCGGTGCCGCTGGCTCCGTAGCCAGCCCACCACGTCACGGCATGCGCCCCGGCGTCGATCCGGTGCGGCGGCCATGTGCCCGCATAGATGGGCAGCACGGTGCCCGGCGTCGATTGGCGATCCACGCGGAACTGATTCACGGCGTAGGTGCCTGTCGTGCCGCTGTCCGTCGTGAACGTGAGCGACACAGCCGTGGCAGTGCCAGCGACGGCCATCGGCGGGCGGGGCAGTTCCATCGCCTCGATGCCCGAGGTGGGGAATCGGTCGAATCTCATCGCCCACTGCGTGTAGACGAGCGTGCGATCCAGATACTGCTCGCACCATTCGCGGGCTGCCGTGATGAGCGAGGCCACGTAGGCATCATCTGCGGTGCCGTCGATGCGGCAGTGGGCCTTCGCCTCGGAGAGCGTCACGGGCTCCACGGCGGGCGGCGTCTGGCGGCTGAGGCTGCGGTACTTCACTTTCGCTTTCTCCGCTTGGGCGTGGCGTCGGCCGTCTCCACGTCGTGCTCGACGGCGGCCGTCTCAATCAACTCCTGCTGCCGGTCCTCCACCGCGAACCGCTTGGCGATCAGTTCCGCCGCCAAGCCGCCGGGGATCTCCACGACCTGGCCGGGGCGGTAGTTGCGGAACGATCGCAGCATCCTTAGTTTCTTCATTGGGGCACGCTCCATGCAGTTTCGGGCTTCTTTCCGTTGGTCGTGAACTCGGTGGTCCACTGAAACACGGGCTTGCCGAGGTTCTGTCCCGGCCAAGTCACGACATACTCGCCGTGGCCCAGGACGACGCGCGGCGTGATGAAGACGCGATTCCCGCTCTCGCGCCAGTTGCGCCAGAACCAGATGTCATCGTCGGTGCGGCCGTCGTTCCACGACCCGTCAGGGCCGGGCTTCGACCAGAACCAAGGCTTCTTGCACCGCTTCAGGGCGGCCGTGCTGATGACCGTGAGCCCGAAGTGGGCCGTGTCCACCTCCTGCACCGGCTCGGAGAACCACGACATCGGCAGGCTCGTCTTCCCGTCCTCGGGCGGGTTGTCGAGCGTGTCCTTCAGCGTCAGCATCGGGCGGCCGTCCTCCCGCTTCGTCTGCAATCCGGTCAGCGCGTCGCACTGAAACGTCATCGCCATCGCGAAGAGGTGCTCCACGTCTTCCTTTGTGAAGAACGTGTCGTAGTCGATGGTCAGCAGATACTCGGCCTTGTCGATGAACTGCTCCATCACGCGGGTGTTCACTTGCGACCAGAACGCACCAGTGCCCATCGTGGGGCGAATCCCCAGCGGCATGAGTGCCTGGGCCCACGCGAAGTGGTTGGCCGTGAACGACAGCCTGGGCATCGACAGGATGGCCTCCACCCGAACGTCGGCCTCAGTGCCCCCAACCTTGACGATCATGCAGACCTCGCAAAAAGAGAGCGGGCCGCCCCGTTGTGGAGCGGCCCGCCCAGTTTGCACATCACGTCAAGCGTCGGGCTTAGGCAGCACCGACAAGGCCGATGACCGGCCCGGCGACGGTCGAGGAGCCGAGGCTGTGGTGCGTGATCGCCACGCGAGCCGAAGCCTTGATCACCGTCTGCTCGCTCAGGAAGTTCACCTGATCGCTGGACGCGATCTCGATGCCCTGACGGATGCCGTACATCGAGCTGTTGGCGAGGTTGCCGTACAGCGCCATGATCGCACCCGAGGAGTCCGCACCGCTCGGCAGGCGGTCGGTGAGGACCACCGGGCTGCCGAGGAAGGTGAGGCCCATGCCAGCCGACAGGCCAACCGAACCGCCCTGGTTCAGATCGAGAGCCTGCATGCAGGTCGCGAAGAAGAACGGGCTGCAATACCACTTCGCACCGGCCCGGCTGTGCTGCGGAACCGCAGCCATCATCGCCAGGAGGTTGGCCTTGGTCACCTCGTCGGGGGTGTCACCGGCAGCCGTCACGAGCGACGCGGCGTAGGTGGCAGCCGAGGAGGCCAGAAGGCCGCCCGTGTGGCTGGTCACGAGTCCCGCCACGCCGGGGGCGTTGGACGGGTTGCCCGAGAACGCAGCCGACTCGATGGCGTTGGCGAGCGACAGGCCGAGCTCGGCCGCCACCCAGTCACCGATCGAGATGACCGAATCGGCCAGAAGCTCGTTCGCCACAATCGTGGCGGCCGTCACCTTCTTGGCCGTCAGCGTCACCTGGCTGATCGTAGGATCGGCGGCGGTGATCGCCACGTTCTCGTCCTGCCACTGGCTCGTCGCACCGCCCGTGCGGCGGGGGAACAGCAGCACGTCGCTCGGCATCTGCACGTTCTGGGCGTTCTGGACGAAAGCCGAGTACTGGTCCACGAGCCGGATCACGGTCGAGGAAAGAACGTCGGCCACGGTCGCGGCACCGGTGGTCGAGCCGGTCGAGCCGAGAGCGCGGGTATCGATGCCCGCATCGTCGCACCACCGCTTGGCCTCGGCATCGCCCCGGCGGGCCTTGATGAACATGCCGAACCGGTAGGCGTCCTCGGCCTTCTCGAACGCACGCAGGCGGCCCGCAAACGGGACGGCCTCGATGCGGACGGCCTTCTCCTCGGCGCGAACCTCGGGGGCCGGGGTGCAGCGATCCACCACGCTGCGGAGATTCTTCGCCGACTCGACGACCGACTTCTCGAAGTCGATCTTCTTGGCGAGATCACCGGCCCGCTTGTTCAGCGTTTCCAGTTCGAGGTCGCGCTCGGCAATCTTGTCGTCGTCGCCTTCGATGGCGCGAACTGCGTCGATCCGGTTGGCGAGGGTAACCGCCTCGTCCTGAAGCTTCTTGAGGTTGTCCACTGTGGTGAATCTCCTGGCGGCGGTATTGCCGTGGAGTCCACAGTGCCACTAGCGGGCGGGTCTCTTGCAGAACCGCACTTCGGAAAGTGTTGTTTTCACAAACGCCACTGCCCGAGCCCCGCACCGGGGGCAGCGTAGATACCGCTGCCGCTCGTCACCGCACGGACGGCTGGAACGGCAGCGGAGTTTCTCGCCGCAGGTGCAGCGTGCCTCAGACACGGCGAAGCCTCAGTGCCCACGCCGCAGCGGCGTCACGGACCAGGGAACGCACGGCCCTCTTCACTTCGGGCTCGGCATCGGCGTCGGCTTCGACGGCCGCAGCCTGCTCTGCCAGCCACGCTTCATAGGACCGCCGGGACACCACCGCAGTCGTCGCACTGCCGTAGGCGGGCACGTTCACGGGGCCGACCTCGTAAAGGCCGGAAGCCTCGACGATCTCGCGGATCGCCTTGCCGCCCTCGTCCGTCGTGTAGCGCTCACCCTTCTGGCTCACGGTGAAGGCGAAGGAGCTCCCCGTCAGCAGGCGAGCCCGCACCAGGGCAAGAACGTCACGGCCCGCCGAGGTATCCGGCGGCTCGACGACATACGAGATGCCACGCTCGTCGGCGATGATCTCAAGCGTTCCAGCCGACTCGCGGCCCAGCAGCATGTCGCTGTTGTGGTTGTAGTACGAAAGGATCTCGCCCTTGCCCCGCTGGCGGTTCAGCACCTTGTCGAAGGCACCGGGCAGGATTCGCTCCCGAAAGCCGCCGAGGTCGAGCGAGAGCCGGTTATAGGGCACCGCTAGGCCACGGATCGCCTCGCGCCCGCTGGTGCGCGTCTCGATTTGCAGTTCGCACTCGGGTGCTTCGTCTACGGTCAGGCAGCGGCGTTCAATTTCCATCGGTGGAATCCTCCTGTTCGGCCTGGTCCTCGGCGTCGTCGGCCGGGCTGTCTTCTTCCTCGACGGGCGGCGCTGGCATCGGCTCCGGTGCCGGTTGCTCCTGGCCAACCTTGTCGAGCGTGGTCATGTTGAGTTGCACGAAGTGCTTGTCGCCGTCTGGCCCAATCGGGTTCAGGTTCTCGGCCTCTCGGATTTCGTTGATCGTCATCCAGCCGTTTTGCAGGGCCGACACATAAAACGCCGCCCGGCTTGTGTGGTCACCCCGCAGCAGGCCGTTGACGTTGTGCTCCGCGAAATAGGTCTCATCGTCCACGATGAGGTCGCGGGAGATCGCCGCCTCCCACCGCTTGAGGTGCGGCAGCAGGCAATGCTGGACGAACTCCGTGCCTTGCACTTCGATGTTCGAGTAGGTGCTGCGGGTCAGGTCTTGGATCATGTGGGGCGGCACGCGGAACGCCCGGCAGATCTCAATCACTTGGTACTGCCGCGTTTCGAGGAACTGGGCCGCCTCATTGCTGCCGCTGAGTTCGTGGGCCTTCACGCCGTTGGGCAGGACCGCCGTGCGGAACGCCCGATCTGCGCCCCGGTGCATCCGCTCCCACTGCTCGCGGAGCCGCTCGGCCGCCTCCACGGGAATGGGGTTATCAGACTCCAGCACGATGCCGGGCCGGGCACCGTTGCCGAAGTAGGTGCTGCCGTGGGCCTCCAACGCCTGGGCCAGCCCGATCGCGTTCTGAAAAATCTTGTAGGTGGGGATCGCCCGAATCCCGTCTTCCGTCGTGAACCGCAGGGCGAAGATCTGCTCCTGCGAGTAGGTCGTCTGCCGCCCGTTCGGCTCGCGGTAGATGTACCGCAGGCGGCCGTTCTCCAGCCGCTCGACCTCCATCCGCGACGAGTGCAGCGGCCACAGTTCCGAGACGGCACCGCGAGCACCGGGGCGAATCTCAGCGTAGGACGCACCGTAGTGCAAATACATTCCGGTCATCCAATCGCGGAATTCCTGCGCCGTCTGCCAAGGGTTCGGCTGCTGGTGCAGTAGGCGATACACCGGGTGGCTCGTCGCCTTCGCCTTGCCGCCGTTCGCCATCCGCTCGTAAACGTGGAGCGGCAAAGCGGAGACGGCATCCGAGATCACGCGGATGCAGGCCGTGTAGGCCGAGCAGGCCATGCTGTTGTCGGCGTTGACGCGGATGCCCGAGGGCGTGCGGCTCGACGAAACCTCGGGCCAGTCGATGCCACGCAGGTCGAACATCTTGAAGTCGGCGGCGGCGTTTTCGCTCATATGCTCATGATGTCCCAGGATTGTTCGGGCGGCGGGGCCGTGGCCGTCGCGTGAATGCCGAGGGCCATCGTCAACGCCACGATGCCGTCGATGCGTTCGTTGGATTTCGCCTTGCTGGGCTTGATGTTTCCGGCGTGGTCCTGCTGAATCGCCACGTTCGACGCCTGCCACGCCAAGACGGGATGCCCGCCGTGGTGCAGTCGCCCCGCCACGCAGGCCGCCTCAAGGGCCTTCGCTGCGGAACTCATCGAGCCGTAACCTTGCCCAAAGCCTAAGACGTTGACCCCATCGCCTTGCAGTTGCGTGGCCAGCTGGGTCGCGTTCCAGCGGTCAATCGCCACCTGCCGGATGTTGTATTTCTTGGTCAGAGCCATGATGTCGGCCCGCACCTGGTCGAAGTCGGTTACGTTGCCTTCCGTGAACTTAAGGTGGCCCTGCCGCTCCCAAGTGATATAGGGCACCTTGTCCCGCTTCTCGCGCTGGTGGGCGTTCTCCCGTGGAATCCAGAAGTGTGGCTCCACCCAAAAGCTGCCGTCGTCCAACTGGAACAGCAGGCAGAAGCAGGTCGTGTCGAACGTGCTGGCGAGATCGAGGCCCGCGAAACACTCCCGACCGTCGAGCATCACCGGGCAGGGCTTGTTGCCCTGCGCCCACTTATCCATCTGGAGCCACCGGGTGCTCTGCTCCGTCCAACAATTCAAATAAAGCTGCTTGAAGGTGTTCTCGTATGAGGGCATCTCGACCGCCCTCGCGCATTCGCTACGCAGGAAGTCGAGCTTGATTGAGACGCCCAGATTCGGGTTTGCAGTGGCCCAAGTTTTTTCAGACTTCCAATCAGCGCCATCAGGGGCACAGTAGATTTCGGGCAGGAAGGTCTCGTCTTTGATTGCCCCCGCTTGCACCGCTTCGGCATATCGCCAGATCTCATAGCACACAGACCGGCGATCCCAGCCTGCCGTCGTGATGTAGATCATGAGCGGCTGCCGCCTTGCGCCCATGCTCGTTTGCATGACATCGGCCAGCTCGCGGTCTGGCTGGGCGTGCAGTTCGTCGAATATCACGCCGTGAGCGTTGAGCCCGTGCTTCGTGAACGCCTCAGCCGATAGCGCCTTGTAAAACGAGTGCGTATCCTCCCGCACGATTGAGTTGCGATAGACCTTAAGCCGCGACCGCAGCGAAGGCGACATTTCCACGCACGCCTTTGCCATCTCGAACACCAAGCGTGCCTGCTCGCGGTCAGCCCCGCACGAAAATATCTGTGCGCCTGGCTCACCATCGAACAAAAGTTTGAGAGCAATCCCAGCGCACAGCGTGGATTTTCCGTTCTTGCGAGGCAGTGCCAGTAGGCTCGTGCGGTATTGGCGAAGGCCATCCGGCCGCAGCGTCCCAAAGAGCCGCCCGATGTAACTGGCCTGCCACGGCTCCAGGGCAAAAGGCTTGCCGCCTAGCTCGCCCTGCGTGTGCCGCAGATGCTTGGAAAAGAAATTGACCGCATCGACGCCAGCCTGGGCGTAGCTAGGCGAACATGCGGGCGTCTTCGTCGTCTTCTTGCGGGCCTTGGTCAACAGATGAGACCCTCGCCAACGCCGAAGCAGTCAGGCCAAACTCGGCCGCAAACTTCAGCATCTGATTCCGTGCGTCGCGCTTCCGATTCCACGCGGGGTGATTGCTTACCCTACCCTTGTCGTCCATCAACGTGGTGCCGTTGGCCTTGAGCTCTTGATCGGCCTGCACCATGTCGGCGAACGAGTCGCAATACGCCGCGAGCGTCTGCTGGTGGCGCGGGCTCATCACCTTCGACGCTTCGAGCATCGGCACGATCCGCTCCCACTCGGCACGGGCGATGTCCGACAGCCACGCAGGGGATGGCGGAACGCCCGGCGGCGCGTCGATGCCGGTCGCGTGCGGCCCTCTAATGCGGCTGCCACGCAGGCTAAGTATTTGCTTAGGCGTCGGCTTGCGGCCCTTACCCATACGGTTAACCAACTTCCAATTTCAACCAAACGTACGCAGAGC